TCGGCGAAGGAGCTGCCTCAGGAGTTTCTTGCCGGGCACGCCAAGGAAATCGCTCTCAAAAAGCAGCTCTTTCAGGAGCAAATATCCAAACTCAAGTCCTCGGAGCTTAAATCCATCGCCAAGGATACGCAGCTCAAACACTGGCAATGGGCAAGCAAGGATGACCTCGTCACGCTCTTTACTGAAACTGACCCCGGGAAGATCGGAGAAGCGCAATCCAATATCGAGAGTAAATGGCAGAAATGGGCTGAAAAGCATGGCGGCAAAAAAGCGAAGACGGCTCCTGCAAAAGAGAAAAAACCAGCGCCTAAACCATCTGTTGAACCCAAAGCCAAACCACCGTCCTTTGCCAAGAAAGGTGCTGAATTTGAAACTGCCGATCAGAAATGGAATGAAAAATCAGCGACCGGAAAATTCAATAAGTCAGGCAAGGCCAATGTCGGCGGAGCGCATGAAAAAGAGTTCTGGACCGATGAGAATGGCGACAAATGGCTGTTCAAACCGGCCAAGAATTCCAAGGATAACTTCATCGCTCATGGTGAGGAAGCCGCATACAAAATCGGGCGTCTGATCGACCCGGATGCAATCGAGGTTCGAAATATCCAGTTGAACGGAAGGACCGGTTCCATTCAGAAATGGCGCACGGACCTGAAGTCAGAAATCGACTTCAGAAACATACTGCCGGAGGATCTGACCACCGTTGAGCTTGAACAGCTGCAGCGGGAACATGTTATCGACTGGCTTATCGCCAACCACGACGGTCACTCCAAACAGTTCATCCGTGGAAGAAACGGTCATGTATATGGCATCGACAAGGGGCAGGCATTCAAACACCTCGGCAAGGACAACCTTTCTCTGGATTACCATCCCAACAGCGCCTTTGGTGAAGAAGAGCCTTTTTACAATAAGGTTTTTCGGGCAGCCAAGGACGGTAAGGTCAACTTCGATCCTCAGGTCACCCTGAAATACATTCAGGAGGTCGAGAAGATATCCGACGACACATATCTCGATATCATCCGGCCCTATGCCGAGGGGCGTTTCGGAAAAGACAAAATCGGGCTGGATAAATTCTATGAGCAGGCGCTTCAGCGCAAACATGATCTGCGGAAGGGTTTCGAGCGCTATTACGGGGATGTTTTAGGTCGGAAAGACTTCAGTTTCTCATCACTGCAGACCAAACCCGGGATCAAAAAGCTGCTGCAGGATGCGGATGAAAAAATCATTGATGACGCCGGTAAACTCGGATGGCAGGGAAAAACACTGCCGTTTGACAGTGGCGATGTCGAAGACCAGAACGCGCTGATATTCACAGAGACCTTCAAAGGCAAACAACGCACCGTTGTCAAAATGAAGATCCGCCCGGATACGGATTCCAAAATCACCGCTCTGCTTCGGGAGCAGCTGGATCTTGTCGAAATCAAGAAAGGCCAGCCTCTGCAGGACGACACCTTTTTCCCGACCATTCTGGAAGCCGTCAAGAACGTCAACTTTCATGTCGGTGACGGAAACTATAACCGGACCAAGTTGGCGAAAGCGGAGAAGCTTCGAACCCGTTTGCTGGTGCTTGCCCGCAGCAAAGATCCGGAAGTCAAAAAGATGGCTGACAGCTACATCAAATGGTTGGATGAAATCAAAGAGGCGGTCGACTGGGACCGCGCCACCAATGGTGTCTTCGAACAATACCTTCCTGAACTGCCGAAGCAGGCCAAGCCAAAGAAACCGGATTTCAAGGTTACCAGAGGCAAGGTCACTCACACCAAAAGGCGCATCAGCGGCGGCAAGATAACCGTCGAAATGGATGATGTTGATAATTACGGCATGTTCAACCGGGATTCGAGGATGCAGGACGGCCTCCAATTCACCGCCGAGTTTGATGACGGCACGCGTCTGAAATACCGCCCATGGGATAATACAAACCTTTATGCCCAGCGAGGTGAGCTGGAGATTGTCATCGATGGTGATGCCAGCGGCAAGAAGGTCGAAGCTCTGATGACCAAACTGGATAAACTCGGCATCGATGCACGGATTTCTTCACCCGAGAACGCCGAGCAGATGTATCTGGAAAAGATGGCCTACATCCGGAAAGTGGACCACACCGCAGAATACAAGCGGCTTCAAAAAAGGCTCGATGACCGCGATGCATCAGTCAATGAACGGGTCCAGACTCTTCGTGGTTACTGGCAGAAGGAACTGAATGTAGATGATATCACAAAGCTGCCGGATTATGACCCGATGGGTGCGTATCAGGCCGGGTTTCTCGATCGCGGCCTAAAAGGAGGATACCGCCACCAGTACCGGTTCGACATCACTGAAGAGGATCTGGAAAAAAAGATGAAGGATTACTCTCTGGTTCACCGCCTGACCAACAATGAAGGCATGTCCGATTTCGTCGAAACCATCCTTGAAAACAATGGCGCTATGGTCAGCACGGTTGAAAAGATGCGTATGGGAGTTCCTCCCGGCGGTATGTCCCCGGTGGCGGACATGCAGACAGGCGGAGCCAGTTATTTCTTTACCCGGATTCAGAAAAAACCAACCCGCGACGCCCCTCCGGCACTGTATTTCAAAAAGAGCATGTTACGGCGCATGGATGCGATCAGCTACAGCCACGATGCCTTCGGCAAGGTGGTGGATGATTATGTCCGGAAGAACCGGGGTAACAATATCGACGACTGGAAAAACTTTTCGGGCAAAAGCGGCAATGAGACCATCTTCAAGTATTCGGTGACGCTGCTGGATAACATCGAATACATCGTCGCTAATTCAGCCGCCGAGCGTCAGAAGATTATCAAGAGCTTCACCACCCGTGGGATCAAGAAGCTGCCCGACGGCCGCAAGATAGAAGACATCATTCATACATCGAGCACATGGAACACGAGGAAATGATATGGAAAACATAATTGCAGAGCAAAAATCTCGCATCCAGAAGCAGTTTCATTGGCTCAATGAGCGCGGCTGCCGCTTGCAGATCCGGGAACGTGGCGGTGAAAACTTTATCGACACCATTACCGCAGAACTGACGGTTACAAGGATTGCACCACACTTCGATGCTTCAGGAAAAATCATCCGAACGGACTTCTGGTTGCTATGGAAGGAGCTCGGTTATCAGGAAGGTTTCAATTACAGCCATACGATCAAGGTCGTCAATGTGTCCGTGGACGACACGCTGACAGCGCAATCAGGTGGATCTGAAGTCAATGCTTGGCTGATTGTCGAGCTGACCGATGATCTGGACCGCATTTACCACCTTGAAATGATCGAACCCGTTTCCGAACCGGCGCATGCCAAGCAGTGGGAGGCATGGCTGGCATTCAGAAAAAACAACCGGGACCTGTTTCAACGCATCGATTCCGAGATTCTTGTCGAACACATCAAGATTGCGGAGGACTGGCAATGAAGCTGAGATACGTGATTGATTCTATCCTCGTTGATCCCAAAGCGGCAATTCCGGAATATCGGCCTGCCGGTGTTTGGGTGCAAGGTCCTGGCCCGGGCCTCGATATTGAAATGTTCTATCCGGATTCCACCCGAGGCGACATTCAGGATCGTCGTGAGCAGGCTGACTGGGTTATCAATCGTCTGGTTGAAAGCGGTGTTTTAACCCTCCCGGACGATTTTCTGGAGTATCACCGCCAGAGCCGATCTCCCTACGACGGCGCGTTTTCCGAACCGGTCGAAACAGAGAAATACCCGTCCATAACTGCCTGCGGGCTTGCTGTTTTGCAATCTTTGAAGATTCCCGCCTAAAAAAGCAGACGCCTTTCCGACACATTTCAAAGCCTTCCGGTAAGTAATCGCTGAAACCTCCCGCTCGCCCGGTGCGATCGGGGCAAATAACAGTGATTTAACCGGAGAATTTGATGGAAATGTTTGCCACTGACCTGGAAAGGCTGGCGTTCCTCCTTGAGGCAGATGCGGCGCTCGCTATCGATCCCGACGAGCTCGGGACCGATGCAGCCGAACAGAAGGCTCCTGAAGAGCAGCCCCCGGAGAAACGCCCCAAGTACATCACCAATTACATCGGCAGCAAACAGAAACTGGTCGACTGGATCTGGCGTAACACCCCGGACGGAGTTTCCTCTGTTCTGGATGCCTTTTCCGGCTCGGCCGTTGTTGCTTACATGTACAAATCCAAAGGGCTGCGAGTTTTTGCCAATGACCGTCTTCGCTACAGTCACCACGCAGCCAAAGCCATTATCGAAAACAGCTCGACGAGGCTGTCCGAGGCAGAGATCGAAAAACTGCTGGCGGACAACCCCAAAGCCAAAACCTTTGTTCAGGATAATTTCAAAGGGATCTTCTTTGCCAAAGGTGTCCACGCACTCATCGACTCGCTGAGAGCCAATTGCGACGATCTGTCCGGTTACAAAAAGGACATCGCGTTGTTTGCTCTCGGCAAAACCTGCATGAGCGGCAAAGGCGGGTTTGGCCACTTCTCGTCTTCCACCGACTATGGGAAACGTCAGGACACGCCTGAAGAATTCAAAAAGCGCCTGAAAGCGAATATCGAACGGATCAACGCCCTGATATTCGACAACGGCAAGGAGAACAAAGCCTATCGCGGGGATGTTAACGAGATCCTTCCCAAGGTGAAGGCTGACCTCGCTTATTTTGATCCGCCGTATGCCACCGAGTTTTCGACCACCAATTACGAGAAAGCCTATCACTTTGTCGAAGGGCTGATGACCTATTGGGATGGCCTGACCATCAAGGCGGACACCAAGGTCAAAAACTACGAAACCAGCCATGTGACTGTGACCAAGGGCAACGCCTCCGACTTCTTTCAGGAGTTTCTCGGTAATGCCACCCATATCCCACACTGGCTTATCTCATACCGCGACCACGCCTATCCAAACGAACAGCAGATGAAAAAGATCATCGGCGGTCTGGGGCGTCAAAGCCGGATGAAGACCAAGGATCATAAGTATTCGATCACCTCCAAGCATGGCGAAGCGTCCAGCGCCAAGGAGCGTCTTTTCGTTTGCCTGAAAGGTAACCAGTCCCATGCGGATACCGATCAGGCGGCAAAACCTGTTCCGATGGCTGCCGCAGCCAATATCCATACATCCATCCCGGTGGAACTCTGTCTCGATGAAAATGCGGGGCTGAACGCCGAAGCGATGAGCGGAGGTCTCCCGGGTGATCCGCAGTTTACCTTCATCCTCTGCCGAACCGGCACCAATCGGAATGGTGACCATTTCACCGCTGAAGAGCTGGCCACGAGGCACATGACCGTCATCAACAAGAAAGTCGACCTGCAACACTCTCAGGAGTTTGGCGACATCGTCGGTGGAATTGTGGCGGCTGACTATCTGGAAGATGAAATCGGCGGCCGGGTCGAATGCGTGGGTGAGCTCTATACCGGAGACACGCCCAATGCCCAGCTGGCCTACAAGCTCATGAAGCGAGGCATCATCACGCAGGTATCGATGGAGTGTGATTACGAAGAAGGTGAATGCTCCGTCTGCCACAAGCGCTTCAAGAACAAAGCCGATTACTGCACTCACCTCAGAAAATTTAAAGGCCGTGAACTCGATGGGGAACCCGTCTTCGAGATTCTTCACGGCGTGACTTTTACGGGCCTGGGCCTGCTGGACCGCAAAGGGGCAGATGAAAATGCCCGCATTCTGCAGGTGGCGTCGGTTCAGGAACCATCTGTTGAACACCAACCCAAAGGAGATCCAACTATGGACGAAAAAACCAAGAAACCAGATGAGTCGTCCGCCGACGCCGCTAAGAAAAAACAGGAACGGCAGGAAGACAATCCGGCTCCCGGAGGCGAGCTGGAAAAGGAAAACCGCCAGCTGAAAGCTCAGGTGGCCGAACTTCAGAAACGCATTCAGGAACTGGAAGCCGAACAGAAGGCTGCCGCTTCGAAAGCCCGCGCCCACAAGCTGATTTCAAAGCTCGAAAAGCAAGGCATGGATTTCGGCGAAGACCGCGACACGGAACTCAAGCGTCTGGCGGAATTGTCGGATGACGCTTTTGCCGCCACCGAAGCCGCCTATGAAAAGATGGCCAAAAGCCAGAAGGCGGATGCCAAGGCTCAGCCGGAACCGGAAAAGGAGCCTGACAAGCAGAAGTCCAAAGCATCGAGCGAAACACCCATGCGCAGTTCAGCCGGGGTGAGACCGCACGACGTGGATGACCGCAAGCTCTCCCTCGAGGATCGCCTGCGCAGCGGCTTCATGGCTGCCTACAACAACCGTGTCGGTAACGAATCGAACGAAACCGTGGAAATCAACTAACAAGGAGAAGAGCTATGTCTTTTATCAATCCATGTCACAGGGGCCTCGCTTACGGTGACGGCTATATGCAAGGCGATGGCCAGCTTGGCCATCTGGTGAGTCTGGCGGGAAACGATCTGTTTTCTGTCAACACCGATCCGGAGGTCCGTTCTTTCGGCATCCTGATCAAGGATTACGCAGGCGGTGAAATGCCCGGCATTTACTGCAACGGCGGTGTGTACGAAACGGACGTCTTCGAAGGGACGATCAATCCCGGGGACGACCTGAAGGTATCGGGCACCGGTAAGTTGACCGGCGGAAATGTCGGGAATGACGAGTTTGTCATCGCTCAGGCCATTTCCGTCCAGAGCGGCGTTTTGAAATTCAAACTGCTTATTTAACCACAGGAGCTGTACACATGAAGAACAACCCAATGAACATTCACAGCCAGGAATACATGGAGACCATGGCAAGGCTCATGAGTGAAGCTCTTGAGTCCCCGGAAGGGATGCAGGCGTTGGCTGCTGCAATTGCCGCTCCGATCGAACAGGAGATCCGGCGCAAGGAAATCTCCTCGCTGCTGCTGACCAAACACACGCTGCCCAAGGGTGAACGTCCGCTTTACCAGAAAAAGCCGACCGTTAAAGCACACTGGATCAGCAAGGACGGTGAAGCGCAGGAACAGGAGATCGGCAAGGATGAAGTCGAGTTTCCGACCAACCGCATCCACTCCAACCCGATGGTGGATATCTCCGTCCTCAAGAACGGCAACATCGGCACGCTGATGGATATCCAGACCAGTGCCTCGGACGCCATTCGAAAAGAGATGGACCGCAGAACCATCTCCGTATTGTCGGCTGCGGTTCCGGCGGCCAATACCGTTGAAGTGGCCGGAAACACACTGACCGAGGAAGCCCTTAACGAGGCGATCTCCATCATCGAGGATCTCGAGTTGTCGGTGAAGTATATCGTCATGCGTGGTCGCCGTTTCAATGATCTGCGCGGCTGGGATCTAGACCCTCAGACCAAGCTGGAGCTGCGTCAGAAAGGCGTGGTCAAAAACTATGGCACCGGCGGCATTCTGCTGACGGCATCCATGCCTCTCGATGAAATCCTGATCATTCCGGATGAAGAAGTGGGCAAAATGCCGGTCCGTGAGAAGCTCAAGGCTGAATCCATCGACCAGAAGACCCGCTTCAAAACCGGCTGGCTGGTATGGTCTGAAATCGGTCAGGGCATTACCCGCCCGGACGTTCTGGCCCGAGTGAAACTTGGTGTTTAATGCCGAAGGAGGAATCATGTTGACGATAAAAAATGTCCGTCCCGGCATTCTCATCATCCCGGATGCCGCGCTGAAGCTGTTTCCCGGAGAGGTTACACCTGTTGAAGAGCAGACCGACCAGATCAAACACTGCCTGCAAACCGGAGTGGTGATTCAGGTCGACAAGGAGAAAGCAGGCAATGCTTCCTCTCATGGCAAGCAGGATCAGGATGATGATTTGAGTAAGCTCAACGCGACCGATGCCATATCCAAGGTTAATGAAGAAGCCGACC